CCACGGAAGGACCTATCAAGCATATATCCCGTTCATTTTCGTGAGAAAACGAACAAAAGCAAATACTAAATTTGCTGAGATATTATGTGCCATCTCTGACCTGTGAAAGTTTATATCACAGGATTTAGACCGACCCTTGTTAGGGTCGGCACCCATAACGGCCTCATGCGACTTCTATATCGCATGGGAGTACTCTCTAAGTGGTCCTTATCCAAAGCCAGTGGCTCTGGAAAAAGATTCTTTTGGACCTTACTTCTGTCTTTCTGATAACCGTCACTGTGTAAGTGATTGTCATCACGAGCAGTAGAAAGGCACTTAAAGAGTGCAGCATATCCGTCTAACTTGTCACTCCTTTTGATGGAGGCAAGCGCAAGTGTTCTAGTTAGGAACCTATGCGTGCGAGGACACCACTTATGTGCTGTCATCGCGTCAAGACGAGTATGCCACCCAAGAGAGCCCGAACTACGGGATACAAGAGGAAGACTCTTTCCTAAGAGGTCTTCAACTTTCTCCTTTAGCCAGGTGCTAGCAGAGTAAAGCCCAGCCAACCACATGTGGTTAGATAGGCTAACAAAGCCGGCAATAACTCTTGGATCGGCCGTTATTTGGTCTGGCCGGTGTTTAATGTAAAGAGGGGTCACATCGACTCCCCTAAACGCATCCACACCGCAGCTCTCCTTGAAGTTTCCAACAAGGAAGCTCTTCTTGATGTTGACTTTTAAACCAACATCCTGAAGCCATTCCACACAATGGTGCGCGTATTCGCGTTTTATGATGATGTCATCACCATAGACACGAATACACCTAGAAGCTCGCTTTAGATTCCAGTGAGTCGGGTTCACACCCTGACTATCCAAGATAGCTGCTAAGCATACTACAGCAAAGCAGACGGATTGCACTGGAAAGGTTAAAGCGTTGCCCATTCCTGCAAACTTGCCTAAACTGAGTGTAGGTTTATCTTTACACTCAACAAAGGCGGAACGACAATCCATCATATGACCAAGAAATTGGTTATGATGTCTGAATACAGATTTAACGAGTGAAACACTCAATAGATCCGACGCAGACTTCAGGTCGATGGTTGCCCAGTTGTCATGAATGGATCCTTCCATCGCAAGGTGTTGATTCTTGCTTTGGTCGGATAAAGCTAAACTGTTACCCAAGACTTTACATTCGAGGATTGCATCCCGAAGTAGAGTGTTAAGTCCTTGTTGAACATACTGTTTCAACATGGGCTCAACGGTAATAGTCCGCCGCGAAGAAGAATTCTTTGCGACGGAAATTAGTCTAGCAGTGCTTCTAGAAGCTCTGTCATTGATGATACTTGCATCAGGTTTACTTGATGTTACGCTTCTAATGACTTCGTCAAAAGAAGGACCAACTTGCGAGTGCAAGTCGGACATAGTAGCAAAAAGTCGGTCTGATCGAGCTCCGGATTTCGACAAGAAAACTGGAGATCGCGGTTTGGCATGAAAGGAAACTTGGCTCTCGCCAATTCCCCACAACCCAAACCTATCAAGTTCGAGATCCTCTCTCCAGAGGTCCCGATACAAGGCTGCGTACTTTTCGTTCGCCTTGTAACCTTCTTTGACAGCACCCGGCCCGTGTTTGTACTTACCATTTTCTATATCCTTTGAGTTGAGGGTATTGAGTAGGAACTTACAAACACGACCAATGAGATGGTCGAGCCTGTCGGGTATAACAACCCTACTTGCAAGATCATCACATAGGTAAAACTCGTTCACCGCCTTTGTATGAAGAAGATCTTCATCTTCTGACGACAATTGAGTCTTCTTGAAGAGTAGAAGGACTGTTCTAAGGTCTTTCAATGTACCTAAGTCAGGTACCTCAACAAGTAAGCCGGTGAGCGGATCGAAAACCTTACAGAACATACCCGAAAACAAGCGCGGGATTGTTCCCCCTTTGGTCGTTTTAAAACCAAGTGGGCAGGTAAACTGACCAGATGACAGACCTCTCACGAGAGCTGCATCTAAAGTCGGTAAGGTTATAGTTAGGAAGCTATAACCTTCGTTTTCGAACCTCTTCTCGAGAGTGATGACATCACGCTCGAGGCCTTTCACACCAGGATTCAACCTCCTAAAGTCAATCAGGAGGTTTCGTAAGAGAGCTATCGGACTTTTCATCGTTTCCTCTATGAGGTATTCGATTCCGAGTCTTAATAGCCGTTCCGTGAGGAATAATTTCCTCAAAATCCGCTGGTTTGATGCTCTTGGATAAGCGCATCAAACTCTTTGTTTTACCCGGTCCTGATAATGACACCAAAACGGCAAAGAAAGCCAGAATGATGACATACAGGATAAAGTATAACTCGGATGTTGACATAATTTCAGATAACCTAGTGCCAGAGGAGTTCAAGATGAAGCTCCTTTCAAGGAACTAGGACTGAAACTGGATCAACCTAGCGGTCGTAACCTCTGAATCGTCACGATAATCCGTGAGGGCCTTAGCCAACGCAATAATAGCCGCGTCGGTGAACCCAAACGAAGGACGGACGATTGTCATAGACACAGAAGCAGTCTGCTTCTTTGTCAGACCCGAATAAGGATCGGTGGCGTTCAGCGTCTGCGTCATTTGGACGTAGTGCTTATCACCTCCGCCTTTCTGATAGGAATGATTAGTGATAACGGAATAACCGTTACCACCAGTGTCTTTCCGTTCAGACCCATACCCATCTTGCTTGACAATAGCCAAAACAAGTGAAGGAGTAGGGGATGCGGCTGCAATGGTTACTGGATCGACTAACATAGACGTCTCCTGTGGATAAATGGTTGAGCTCAAAGGTCACTATGACCTCGGAGTAAAACTACCCTTCCTCTGAGCAAGAAGTGCTCCGAGGATGGACTGCTGGTATCCCGACAAACTCGGGGCAGCAGTAGTGTTCACAACGAAAGCAGTAGCAGCATCTTTACGAATTTGACACTCGTATTCGAGGACAGATTCGTGGTTGTACACCTCCGTACTATAGGTGGTGCCATCCCCGACAAAGTCCTCTGAGATGTAGCTGCTACTATCGACTTTTGACTGACGATTGGTGATAAGACGACCGGTTGTATGTCCGGTTATCATACCCCAGTTGATGAGTGAAGAGTCACGGTTCATTTGATCGATAACTTCGACGTATGAACCGAGGCCCGTAAACCAATCAACTAGCCAAGTCCACGGAGTTAAATTATACAAATCCGTAGGGCGAGGTACCAATCCCATCCGATCGAGCATAGAGCCCGATTTGAAGGAGATAGCGTTTGGAGGGGGGAAATCAAAGGTTGCATTTATTACTAAACGCAGCTGAGTTTTCCTCTCCAACCTAGTGGATGTGGCAATGCCATATTCAATAGGGTCGCTTTCGTAGCCAAAAGACGGGAGACCCGATCCTTCAGACGAGACGTAGTCTCGTTTGACACGGAACGTTGTAGGCTTTGTCGCTCTTTTAATAAGAAATTCGTATTTCTTACTAAGAGTTTGCGGCAAAACTAACAACTCCATAATATCCTTGTAAGTCTGTTTCCAACCGAAATGATAAGAAAGATACTCATTCGGTATGTCCTTCGCCGTGTTTCTAAGATCAAAGACGATCTTTTGAAGACTAGGTGAGCGGGCCAATGAAGTATACAGACTTCTGAGATTTATCAAGGTCTGCTGTAGTGATACAACAGAACGAGGTATATCTCGCAACTCAACGATATTGCGAAAAAGAGTAGAACTCCGTTTATCGGGGCTCCAACTTTTAAACAAGGAGACAGCTTCTTTAGAGATTAAGTTCTCTAAATAAGCATATTCTTGTTCTCGCAGAGTTGTAAGGCTATTAGGGAAGAAGAGCGCTCCAGGTGCAGCAGTATCATACGTCTTGGTTTGAACGCCATCCCTGCGCTGATTCGTGGTACCACCACGTTCAGAGCAGAGAGGACTAAGTTCAAATCCAGGAGGCGGGTGATATATCCACTTCTGCCGCACAACTTGTTGAACCTTTCTCCCAGGAGAGACAATATACGACTTGAAGAATCGAGCCGTACCTTGTTTACTTCCTACGAGACGGGTTCGCGATGTTGTATCGTCGGATTCATCTACGAGAGGCGGTTGCGGAATAATTGCAACAGTTTGATCGTAGAGTACCGACCTAATCTCCGTCAATAACGGATCCCAACAGAATGATATTCCCCCATAATTTGGGTTCTGATCATGTCCGATTTGGATATTCGTTATGTGCTGTTGTCGCAACTGTAAAACAGAAGCGACAGAGCGCGTTCGATGGCGATTATAGGGAGTTATCCTATGAGGTGCAACCTTAAACGGTGCAGTAGGATCGATTGCAAAAGCAAACGACTTACTGAACGCAAAAGGGATGTACTTCCAGAGAAAACTCTCGATACCAGTAGCGTTCTTTATAAGCGTTTCACGTCTGTACTCATAAAGTTGATGAGGATCAAAGCCCTCAGGAAGACCCCGGGTATCAAGTCCGGGGAGACCCTTAGGAACTTTTACAGTCATGAGCGCTTACTCCTATATGGTGTGAACAGGCATGAATCTCATATTATTATGAGATCAATAGTGGACAAATCCACTAGTGGACCCCGTGAGG